GTAGGCAAGTCTGTCTACCCTGTGGTACGAGTAGCCCTGGGCTTGTCGACAACTCTCTTCCTTCTCCAATCTGAAAGGAGAAGGTATTGCCGTCCATGACGTAGAGTCCAGCGTTGCCGTGCAGTTCAATACTATCTGTCATAACCAATTTATCTTATGTAGTTTATATCCGTCTTGTGGGAACCCCATGTATCTGATGAGTATGCGATAGCACATCTTAGGGTTTCCCTCTTGGTCCTCGAAAAGAAAGAAGTTCTCGGAATCGACTTTGAAGCACTCGTCTGGTAGTTGCGTGCGCCACTTGCAATGTTCCTTGACAACCATTTGCTCGCCTGCCATACCCTGTGAGCGAGCGTAAGGAAAGAAACAGATAGTGAAGTCACCTTGTGGTACTCTGCTTATCTCTCTTGCCCATTGCATTGCATCGATGCCGTTCAATTCAATTGTCTTCTCCATTACTTGCGAAATTACTGAAAATCGCTGTGGGAACAAAGGACGATTTTATCCCCTCCCTGTCATATTTCCCAACTTTTGGAACGTTGCACCTCTTTTCCTCAACTCAGCGGTGCGTGGTGATTTCCGTCATTCGTTTATTTTTGATTTTGATTTTCAAAACGTAAATAGCTGAAACACAACAAAATAAGATTTTGACCTATGTAAATAACCTTTATTATTGCCCTATTTTGGACATTTTTTATATCAAATATTGGACATTATTGGGTGTTATATCGTGAGGTTTTCGGGCAAATCATCAGGATAACTGCTTAGTTCCTTTTTGATAAGGTCAGAATAAAGACCGTACAAAAGGTAAATCATCGCACTTGGTAGCTGCGTTGTTAGTCCTGGTCTTCGCTTGAGTTCCTCCTTCTTCTCTGAAGCTTTGTCGAGTTCTATTCTGCCGTTGGTTTTCTTCAATGGACTAATCAAAATTGCACTGCAAAGGTTAGGGCATTCGTTCTCATCTATTCGCACCTTTGGAAGCAAAGGAAGTTTCTCACCAAAGAGCAACTGGCAAAGGCGGAACTGTTGCCAGTGGTAAATGGTCGGTGCACCGTCGTTGTAAAGGATAACTGAAAATCCGTAACTCTCTAAGGCTGCCTTCATCGTCAGTGAGTCAGTAGTTATCTGCTCTAATTCCTCACGTGTCTTGTTACCTGCACGGTCAGGATAAAGGTGTATCACCTTATTCACTGCATCAGTACCAAAGAAAGAATACACCTGCTGCGCAAGGTTCTGCTGGTCATCGGGAATGTATGCCCAAAACTCCTTAATGATATCAAAGCGACTACCATAGTCTTTTTTCTGTCCGACTATTAGCGATTGGAAGTTACCAGGATCATAACCAATGTAGAGCGGTTCACGCTTATCGTAGTGGCGAAGATAACGAGCGGTGAGGGTGAAGTGGTCCTTGAGGTTCAGCTTAAGTATCTGGTCATAGATGTAACTATCCTTGAACTGGTGTCGCTCGTGGTCGTAGGTGGTAAAGAACTTGTTAGTCACCTCTTTGTGACGAATAGCACAGATAGCGGTCAAGAACTCATCCATATCGAGCGTATCGAGCTGGGTCTTGAAGAACTTAGGACCGAGGATATCCTTATTACAGAATGATGAAGCACGGATATAGTAGATTGCGTTTCTTCGCATATCCGCTAAGCGTGGTTTCCAGCGTGCAACAAAAGCGTTAAGACGTTCATTTTCCAGTCTTATCTTCTCCATAGTGACAGGGTTCTTCGTATTGCGCAAATCCTGCTGAAGCATAAACTGTTTATAAAGCGACTGATTGATAGCAAGTGACACACTGGCTATTTCCTCAATGAGCTGTCGGTCCATCTTGTTTTCGTATTCCTCAAACCAATCGTCCTCACCAAGGTCGACACGTGCCGTATCACTCACACCTGTCACACCTTCATAGTAGGCAGAGCGACGGATGTCGGCTGAACCACCACGAAGGGAGGGGAAGAGGCGTGACTTGAGTTTCTCACCACTGTTGTGCTTCATCTCCTCGACGAAGGCGTGCACGGCATTACGACCTGCGACACTTTCAGGCTGATCTGAAGATACTAATTGAAGGTGTGCACCATTGCGGAAGATGACCGAGTGCTTAGCATAGGCAATAGGGTAGCGTGGTCGACGGAAGTGAGAAGGTAGCTTCGCTTCGCCCACCACATAGTCGATGCCATACTCTAACATTGCTCGCTGCTTTCCATTCACGATGACAGGACGTGAGAACGATGCTTGAATGTTAGGCCAGACGTTTGTCATCAGTGCAACATAAGTCTTATGCACAAGGAACGAGAGTTCACCAGGCATGTCATTCGTTACACGGATAAGACGAGGAACGATAACGCCCTCCGTCTTACCAGTCGCACGAGCCCACTCTGCATAGAGCATATTCGGGTCGATAATATTCGCTAACAGCTGAACACGATTCATATAGTAATGCTCGAAGTCAACTGTAGGTTGTTCGTTGTTTATAATTTCATCAGTCATTTTGAATCTCCTCTACTATTTCTGCATCTTGAATGTCAGCATCACGCAGCAGTCGTTTCTTCTCCTTGTTCTCAACAGGAAGAGAATCGATAAGCTTAATATAAAAACCTTCGTTGTGTTTAGCAGCGATTTCTTTAAGATTCTTCTTCGAAAATCCAAGTTCTTCTGCTGTGAGCTCTGGAGAAATCAAGAAAAGAACACCTAAATCCCTATCTGCTTCTGCTATCTCCGAAGACCGACGACGACACTCAAGAGCAGCATCATAACACGACTTCATACCTTTATAGTCGCGATTAAGTGCGCAGAGTTTAGCAAGGTCTTCGTATTTGTTTGCAAAATTGCTTTCCCAAACCTTTATAGGAACATTGCAGTCAACCTGAAAGTAGTTGATTGCCTGATAGATTCTCGCCATACAAGTGCGCTCTTCTATCTTTATTCGCTGCTCAGCGTTAATACGAAGCTTCAGTTTCTTAGCAGCTCTCGTAATATTACGCTCGTGTTCGAATATCTCAGCAGACCATTGCAGCTGCTGCAAGAACAACTTAACATCTTGAGGTATGCCTTCACAATCTCCATTCGTCAGGAATGCAGATATTAGGTCAGGGTGGATAGTGTCTAACTTCTCAATTTCGCTTTTCATATTCCAAAGAGTTTCATACGTAGGTCTTTCTCAGCACGCTCATTCTTACGTTCCTCGAGTAAAGTAATAGAATCGTTATCTCCTTTCTCAGCCTTCTTAGCAAGTTCAGCGTCTATGTTATACTCTCCAAGTGCGAGACCTTGTTGGTACGCCTCAAAATAAACATCACCAGGAAGAGTTATGCGGTATAGCAATGCTTCTCGCTTAGCTTTCCTTAAGGCAAGTAGCTGACAAATACGTTCGGGGGTATAGTTTAACGCCCCGAACGTTCTGACTTGATTTACATATTCATCTGATAGAATCTCTTTTACAACTAATTCTGACATAGAATTATTTTTTTAGTATCGTCTTCCGACAAGACTACG